CATTGGATATAGATTCTAATGCAGGTAACAGTGAGTTTAGATACGATATCGTAGTATGCAATCATGAGCATACAGTAACAGTGGGTGGAGATCCTGCCACATACGAAATTATTAAAGGCCCTGTAAGCAACCCCATTAAACCCGTACTAACAGATCCTTTAAAGCAAACCTTAGTAGGTACAATAGAATTACCCCCCAATGCCTCAGACGTTGCAGATATGATCTACACTAAAGCTAAGTGCCCAGATAGTGGAGATGGGGAAGATGCAAGATTGTTTGATGTAAACCAATTCAGGAAACTACAACAACAGAATAGGTCTTCTTTGGATTTAGTTTCCTACTCCGATTCAGTAGCTGCTGGCCCAGGAGTTGCTTACCTATATGCTTTCCAGAATGATGGTAATGTGTTCCGTTTAAATCCCGAGGTACCATCTTATATTGATGGTTTTAAAATCAGTGATGCTTTATTACAACAAGGAACCAGAGTACACATACATATCACTGACAAATGCACTTTAAGACAGCACAATGCTTGGGAGGCTGGAGCATTATATAACCGGGGGTACAGATCACTAACCTTACCACCCAGCCTAACCAACGTAAATATTGCGGGTGGTACTTCTGCTCTGGGAGTTAAGCCTCTTGCGGGTGAGTCATGGGAAATGGAATTCCTTTTCTTTAATGATCGGTGGTTATTGATAAGTATAGGGGGAGCAGGTTCATTATCAAGATTTCTAAGAGGCCATATAATAGATTGGTACGGAGACTGGGCTACTAACTTCGATGCTTCAGGTTTAGGTATAAACCTAATGGCTGGCTGGGCATTATGTAATGGTAACAATAGTACTCCAGATCTTAGGGGTAGGTTAAGGGCTATGGCAACTAACTTACCTGCAGCGGGTAGACCAAGAACTGATACTCCAGTAAACATGGAGACAGATGGCCTGGATCCTAAGAATTATATCTCGGGTGATTATGGAGTAGTTCAGGGTAAAAGTGCTGATGCTATATTGCAAGTACACCTACCTAACTATGATCTACCTGTTACAGATGGTGGTCACCACCACGAAATGCTTAACTCAGATAGCTATCCTAGTGCAGGTAAACCAGTAACAGGAGGCCAGCCTCAAGAAGGAGCTAACCTGCAAACCTTAAATGCTGTTACTGGTATAAATGTTAATTCAGGTGGTGGTGGCGAAGTTATGCCAATTACAAACCCCGTAATTTCATTGGTTACGATAATGAAGATTTAAAGGTTGTCTTGGCATAATTAACTGCATTACGAATTTCCTTTCTCAACTTCTTAATATACTTATAGGCATTATCACTCTGTCCCATATCAAGGTATTCTAGGATAACTTGGTCTGGGACTTTTTGTAGATTCTTACTCTTGTCGATATTGATCTTCTGGATAATGTATGGTGGGGGATTAATTTGCAGCTCTAATATTAATAAGGCATTATCACTTAGGTGCTCCTTCATGAAGGCCATAAGTTTCTCATAATAAAAATCCTTAGTGTTAGAAACCTCATCAGCAATGATATCAGGTTGTTCGACGACTAAAACATCTAGGCTTATAATACTCTGGGAATACTTATGAGTGTAGGCAGATTTAAGGATGCGGCATTTAAAATTTTTAAGGGAGTTAATCAGGAAGGCTTTTAGTTTGTTGGGATCTTCCTTGTAGTGTTTACTAAAGACATAAATAAACTTGGAGTCAAAAAAAGAAAGGATGTCTTCGAAAGCTAAGCCAAATCTTCGGGAGTCAATTTGGCGGGCTAAGACTCTTCTTAATGGTAGGGTCTCTTGGTAAAGCCGATTAAAGAGTTGTTCATCGTAATCAGCTGGCATGGGTTTTAAACGATTCTCTTCCATAACTGTTTGGGGTTTTATAAGTAGGTTATTTAAAGTTAGCAAAAATATGACTATTATTACCCACTTAAAAAAATAGTTTTGCACTTTATTTCTGGCTACTTTTATATATAATATCTTAAAGAAATCTGCATGGCAAAAAAGAACCGCAACAAATTCGAATTCGGAACAGACTTTCAGGAATTAATATTACAGCATACAGTCACAGATCAAAAAGGTTTCAAACTCCTAGACCTATACCAAGATACATACTTTGATTTAATACACCACAGTGTCGTAGCATACGGCCTCAAGAAATATTATAAGAAGTATAAACAGATTCCTGAGTTAGCCTACCTATCTGAGTTCTTGAGAACATTATACCAAACAGATGCCAAGAACCTTAGAGACTTAACACCTGCTGATAAGGAGTTAGTAACTAACACCCTTGATCGTATATATGCAGGCCCCGTAAAGAACCCCAACCAGATCGAAGAGAAGTGTATCAACTTTGCAAGGTATGTGAATTTCAAATATGCCATGGAAGATGTTGATATAAATAACTACACCAGCTGGGAATCCTCCATCGGTAAACTTAAACAAGCAAACTCAATAGGCTCAGAGATCCAAGAGAACTACGGTACGTTCTTAGTGGGAGGTATGCCGGACAGAGCACACAAGAGGGATATATCTCACATGGTATGTCCTACACCATTCTGGCAATTCAATCAACTACTTAACTCAGGGGGTACAGAGAAGGGGAATGTAATATGTTTCCTAAGCAAGGAGAAGTTCTTTAAGACAGGGGCCTTAATCAATGTGGCAAGGGGTTATTTAAAGCATAGAAAGAAGGGCTTCTATGTTGACTTGGAGAATGGAGAATCTGCAATCGTAACAAGGACTGAGCAATCAGTATCTAATAGAGAACAAAAGGATATTCAAAGTGGTGACCTGGATAACCACCTATTGAAGTTGATGAGGAAGTATAAAAGGATAGGAGCTGAGATGGTGGTAAAGAGATTCCCCAACCTAAAGACTTCCTGTAATGACATACAAGCATGGTTGGATAAGCTGAGACTTGACTTTGGATTTGTACCTGACTTCGGTATAATAGATTATGGTTTATTATTAGCAGCAAACTCAGGGCAACAAAAGGAAACAGAAAGAGTGAGTGAAGCATTCCTTGACCTGAAGAACCTTGCAGAACAAAACAAATTAGATTGCCTATGGACAGCAGCACACACAACCCGAGAGGGAAACAAACGAGCACCCTTCCAGTTTCAATCCACCGACATCGCAAAGTGTATGGATATAACCAAACACATAGACGCACTAATAGGCTTGCAGCAGAACGACGATGAAGAGAAGGCAAATGTTTTAAGAATGGAGGTTATAGAACAAAGGAATGGTATGCGATCAGGAAAGATAATGTTCTGGATGGACATACCCAAACAAAGGTTGACTGAGTTTACACATAAGCAGGTTAAAGAATACAGGAATCAGGAAGTAAAAGTAGAGGGCAGAGAAAAGAAAAAGAGGAAGACAGATCTATGAAGCAATATAATAAATCCATACGGGGTAAGCTTTTTAATTACTTTCAGCAGAGCCTTAACATTAGGCAATCTACTAAGGGCTGGTGGAGATGTAATTGCCCATGGTGTGGAGGTAACTATACAATGGGGATACACTTAGAACATAATAAGGCCAAGTGCTTTAAGTGTGAAGAGTTCAAGAGCCCGATTGATTTACTCATGGACCTTGAGAAGTTTGAGATCATAAGCGAGGCATTCAAATTCCTATCCATCCAACAGGAGTATGATGCCTATGAGTCAAGGTCTATAATCAAACCAAGGGAGTACAAGCAGGTAGAACTACCACTGGGGTTTAATTTAATAAGCATGGGTGACCATGCTATTGCACGAGCTGCAAGGCATTACATGAAGAAACGTGGGTTTAGTATAGATAGGTTAGCATCACAGGGTGTAGGCTACTGTGACGAAGGGGAATACTTTGGTTATATAGTATTCCCCTTTTATCGTAAAGGGGAACTGGTATATTACCAAGGAAGGTTATTCATGGGAGTAGGTAGTAAGATGAAGAACCCTAAGGATGAAGAGTTTGGTATAGGTAAGAGCCAGGTGATATTCAATCAGGATGCTTTATATATTTATGAGAAGATATATGCAGTCGAAAGTATTACCAACTCATTAACCATGGGGGACAGGGGAGTAGCAATGCAGGGTAAGTTTGTTTCAGAGTGGCAGTTATCCCAATTGATTATGTCCCCTTGCGAACAGTTGGTTATCATACTGGATCCGGATGCAATGGATAAAGCAATAGAGTTGGGGTTAAAGATATGCAACCACAAAGATGTAAAGGTTGTCAAACTACCCGACTCAGTGGACGTGAATGATCTGGGGAGAAAGAAGACCCTATCATTTGTGAAGAAAACAAAATGGCAAAGGTACATGGATTTATATAGGCTTAAACTAAATCTTAATGGAACGCAAACCGAGCATACACATCACGGAAGAGGTCCTAACTATGTTGATCGCCGAGGTCTTTAAGGACAAGGGGCCAATAAGCTGGGATCATAAAGGATTAGCTAAACACCTTGTAGAAAAAGCGAAGTCCTATAGCCTGTCTTCTAGAGCAGTTTATGTTACAAATGATAAACTACTTAAAAAGACAGAGAAAATGCAACTAGCAAACCGTAGCAATACCGGTATGTTTGCCCAGATGCTGCTCTTAGTACGTCGTCAAGCAAAGCACAGGGGGCTGCAGTTAATTGGTCCGGGATCCCCCGAATGGTTTAATCTAAAGGAGGCATGTAAACTTGCAACAGAATTCTGTAATGAGTTTGAGATGGGTCTCAAGGAAGGATACAAGGAGTATCTGACTACTGGTATGGGTATGATGAAAAACTTTTCAATCTTTAAATTCAAAACTATACATGCCGCAATTTGTAACAGAGTGGAAGCTGTACAGGAAATCAAAAGAGATAGGTCTCCTGACGATACAAAGCAAGCTCATGACTATTACCTTGCCATCATCTCGGAGAGAGTGGGTCTGGTCCAAGATTATACAGCTAGCCCGGAAAAATACCAGTTTTTCATTAAAGCAAAGGATGAGGCTCATCTGCTTGGCATATCGGTTAAACAATACATGCAAGCTCAGTTTGGAGCTTTCGAGTGGAAGAGTGGAATACCGGATCCTATGCAGTTGGTTGGCACTAAAGCTAGGGAAAGGGTTCAAAGGTGGGCCTTCGAGAAAGGTATTAAACTTGGCAGACAAGGCTCTAAAGCAATTAATTTCCATAAGATAAAGAAACATGGCAAAGGTACAGATACAAATCAATAACAATAAGTGCAAGCTTATAGCCCACAAGAAGCACCTGATCTTCTTGAGGGAAGAGTTTAAGATAAGGGCTAAGAATTACTTCTGGAGCCAAGCTTATCGTAACAGGCAGTGGGATGGTTATGTGAGATACATAAGCGAACTGACGGGGCAATTTGATACAGGGTTATTAGATCAGGTAGTAGCCTTGCTTGAAAAGAATAAATACAAATATACCATACAGGATAACAGGGTTACATTTAAACCAATAAGATCTATAAAGAAATTGGGTGGGTTAAAATTCAGGCCAGATCAACTAGAGGCAGTAGATTTATTCCTTACCCATACCATAGCTGGAGTAAAGTTCAGAAGGGGTATCATGGCAGAGGCTACTAATGCTGGTAAGAGTTTAATAGCTGGTGGTATATTTGCATCATTCTCAAACAAGAGAACGGGGTTATTCTTAGTCAACTCAGTAACCCTATATGAGCAGGCAGTAAAAGACTTCGAAGCATTATTTCCAGGTGATGTAGGCCAGGTTAATAGAGATAAGTTTATATGGAAAAGGATTAATGTTTGCATGGTGCAGACCCTATATAATAGGCTGCATAAGTTTAGGGAATACAAAAACAAGTTGGCTAAGATTGACATGGTAATAGTGGATGAAGGTGATGAGCTAATAGGCAGGAAGGACTGCAGGTATATACTAGGTCAAACATACAATGCTCCGGTAAGAGTATGCTTGAGTGGTACACCTCTAAAACATAAAGACAAAACCAAGAACCAACAACAGTTGAGTTTCTTTGGCCCAATCATACACAGGATAAAGAATAAAGAACTGGTAGAGTTAGGGGTATCAACTCAACCCATTATAACCATGAGTGCAGGTAATGCCTCAGAAAGTGAGAAGGGTAACTTCCAAGGTGAGTATGATCTTGGTATAACAAGGAATAGGCAGAGGCACAAAAGGGTTTGGAAAAGAGTTGAGTACCACCTAAAGAAAGGAAGGAAATCAATTGTAATACTATTCAAGTACCACAGCCATGGTAGGAGGTTAATGAAGAGCTGCCCCCATAGTATAATAAACAAACACATGGTAGGCTTAATCAATAGTAAGAGTGTTGCTAGGCAATCCTTACTAGATGATTTTAAGAAAGGTAGAATACCCATATTGATATGCTCCATGATTATACGTAGAGGTATTAACATACCTATCATGAAAGTGTTAGTCAATGCAGCTGGTGGAGACTCAGAAAGTAACCTATTACAGATCTTAGGTAGGGCACTAAGGAAGCACCACAAGAAGAAGGTAGTATACATTGAAGATTTTTGGGACCAGGGCCATTACCTAAGGAGGCATAGCAGACACAGGCTGGCCTATTACAAACGGGAGGGGTTCAAAGTACGAGAAAAATTTTGACTTAATAATACCTAAAAACTATTTATATTAATATGGGAACTAAAAAGAGAAAACCACGGACGGATTTAATAAAGAAGGTAGATCTATTGAAGCCAGTATCAATCGACCAATTGGGCACAGCAAATGATCCCTGCTTTGGAAAGTTCTATGACTTGAGTACACCTGAGTGTAAGCGATGTGGGGACTGCGAAGTATGTGCAATAGCAATGGGGCAGAAGACCATGATGAAGAGGCTGGAGATTGAGAAGACTCAGAAGTTTAAGGATGTAGAGGAACTGGATATTAAATCTAAACAAACCAAAAAGGAAATACTCATAGAGTTAAAGAAGGCCATAAGGAAACACGTTAAAGACTATGGCAAGGCTGGAGTTAAAGAGGATATAGTTATACAATATATATACGGAGCATTCCGTAAAGATGGTTTCAGAAAGACAAGGATAAGAAAGATCCTAAATAAGGTTGTAACCAATTCTTCCCATATAACAAAAACCCAAAATTTAATTAAATGGAAAATGTAAAAGGGAACATACTCCCAGCCTTGTTCCAGAAACAGAAGGAGCTAATGGAACATTACATCAAGATTGAGAAGCTCCCACAATACCCCGTAGACCTGGCCTCTAAGTCAGGTCAAGCTGTAATTAAAAGCTTTGTTGGTAGGTTCACTGAAGAACTATCCGAAGGCTATGAAGTCTTATGTGAGATAGCTAACATGACAGAGCAAAGCCATGACATAACCCCCAAGCTGCTACAGAAATTAAAGGATTATAACATAGAGATTGCAGATGCTTTCCACTTCCTATTGGAGACTATGATCTTGGCCGGCTTTGATGAAAGAATAAATACCATGGTAGATAACTGGGTAAGTGCAAATGATACCTTTGCTGGTCTACATTCAGAAGATGAACCTTTTGGAACCCTAATGAAAATAGCAGGGTCAATCAACTTTGGTTCTGGCAGGGGTAAGTACAGCAATGGTATAGGTACATTCCAAATAGTAACAGAACGTCAGGCAATCATAGAGAAGCTATACACTGGGGGAAGAAGGGTATCTAGAGATGAGCTATACAACCATGGTTTATTACTATGGGATGTGGTACATTACTTCCACAGGTTTACCAACAAGTTAAACAACCGGGAGTGGCACCAGGAAGAAAAGCAATTGAATACCTTAGCAATAGAGGTAGCATTCGTAGAGGCAATGTTAGCCTTTGCTATCTACTTGGAGTTTGCTCTATTCACTCAACAAGGCCTACACCATATATACATGCACAAGAATCAAATTAACCTACACAGAATACAAAACAAATACTGATGCAATTACAAACAACCCAATTAGAGTTTCCCACTCTAGATCTAGCATGGCAAGGGATAAATGAGTACATTGTTAACAATGAAGAAAAGGTAAGGGCAAACGGGGGATCCTCTTATGGGACAGAGCTTGTAGTATATGATGCTTTCCTGCATATCTATAAGGCCAAGATACCGGATGACTTTAACTTCGGATTAGCCTTAGGGTATAAGTATAAGAAGTGGAGTAAGCTGGTTAACAATTATGTGAACTTCAACTACCTGGACCTAGTAAGGAGTGAGGTAATAAGTAGAGAGGCTAAGAAATCTAAGCACTACAACTTTACCTTTCACTTTGACAACTCACATGGCTCAGGCAAAGACTGTCTAATATCATTAACGTACTGCAGGAGAAAGGGACAGGACAACCCATTCGTTATATACCATACCCGGGCATCAGAAGTAACCAGCCGATTGATCTTTGACTTCCTGCTTATACAAAGGCTGGTGGAGTATGTATATGGAAAGGAGAACAATGTAGAGGTAGTATGTTACATACCATTTATGTTCCTGAACATTGAAAGGTTTCTTATCTACCTATCATATCGGGGTATAGATAAAGTAAAAGTAAAGAATGGTAAACCCACACTGTGGCAGGAAAGAACATTGCAAAAGTATAAAGAATTTTCCGAGAAGCCTTTGGAACTAATTAAGTATAAGATACATAAGAGAGTGGCAATGCAAGTTAAGAAAGATAAAAAAGGCGTACCAATATCCTATTCACCAGATCTATTTGCAAAGGACCTTACACTACCTTATAAAAAGAAACTTAAGGATAAGGACATCGAAAAATTAAACAAGGATATATGAAATCAATAGAGATCTTCGGTAGCATTAGGACAGCAATACAGTTTGCTAAGCATACCCTAAAAAATTATGGTAGCTATGTTAAAACAGAGAGCTGGCAGGGTGTAAAGAATCCAGCAGAGATGTTTGAGTTTGACAACCTTTACTTCAGAGCTAAGATGCCCAGCACAAGGATCTCACTAGAAGAACAAACAGGTGCAGATATGCCATGGGCAGAGGACCATTTCAAAGAGAGAGTGGGTGGCCTACCATTAAATCCGGGGGTGCAATATAAAAACTGGCCGGGCTATAAGGATAAAGATTTTAATGACAGAAACTTTCGGAATGTAAACAAACAGTTTAGTCATACCTATATGGAAAGGTATTGGCCAACCCGTGCAAATTCTATGCTACATCATAAGGATGCGGATGACCATGCTAATAAGATACATGGTATACGGTATGAGTATGGGGACTTGGATGATGTTATTAATTTATTAGCCAAGGAACCATATACAAGGCAAGCATACTTACCAGTATGGTTCCCAGAAGACACGGGAGTATTGCATGGGGGCAGAGTACCTTGTACAATAGGGTATCACTTCATGAGGAAGGGGCAAGAGTTACATATCCATTACATGATCAGAGCCTGCGATTATATAAGGCATTTTAGGAATGACATATACCTAACTGTAAGACTTGCCCAATGGGTGCTAGAGAAACTACAGATACTGGATTCAGAGAAGTGGGGTAATGTAGAGGTAGGAATATTCACCATGGACATCATTCACTTCCATGTATTTTATCAAGAGAGAAACCTAATAGTATGATGAGTAAAGATCTAAACATAACCGTAACGGTCAGTGGTGATAGAATAACAAGAGACAACCTGAATATGACTATCGCCAAGTTGGTTGCATTAAGGGGTACATGCAGAAGGGGACAAGTGGGTTGCATAATAGTATCAGCAGATGGTCGTATTATATCCATGGGGTACAACGGGACACTCAAGGGTGCACCACACTGCCGGGATTTAAACTGCGACCTTAATGCTAAATGCCAACACTCAGTACATGCTGAGGCTAATGCAATAGTATGGGCAGCTAAATCTGGGATAGGGTTAAGTGGTTGCATTATGTATTGCACTACTGCACCCTGCTACAACTGTGCCCAACTAATTATACAGGCAGGTATATACCATGTGGTATATGACAAACAATATACTGATAGCCTGGGATTAAATTTATTACACGACAACAACATTCTGTTAACTAAGCATGAGTAAACTAAAGATCATAACCAAGGAATCTGAGGTAGATGAACTCATTAAGCATTGCAAGCAAACCAAACACTGCTGCTTTGACTTTGAGACAACCGGTTTAGAATTCCAATCACCTGAGAACTACCCCCTAATACTGGGGGTTTCTTTTCAGCCAGGTTCCTCATGGATAATACCATTAGGCCATGATGATTCTCCATTCAAACATAAGTTCGAAAAGATATTCCGGAAGTTTGGTAAGGCAGTGCTTGAAGACCCAGAGATAACCAAGATCAATTGGAATATTAAGTTCGAATATAAATGGTGCCTGAAGTATGGCATCGTATTAAAGGGTAGGATACTATGCACACAGCTTGCAAAGTATTGCTTGGACGAAGAGAGACCACATGATTTGAAATCCATGGTAGCCTACTT